AGTCAGATAGCCGCCACCGTTTTCATAAGCGAGCTTTGAAACGATGATTGGAGCTGCTGCGGTAGTTGTAGAGCCGTTGATTAGGAAGTAAGAGGGTTGAAAGGGACTTTGAAAAGCACTTAAAAAGTAAATTTGACCATCTTCAACGAATGCTTTGGAAGCGAGCCCTACCGATCTGATCGCAACATAAGGGCTGCCCACCGTACCCGCATCAGAGACAGTTACGGCATTGATGAAGTTGGAAGGAACCGCGCTATCAAATCCGTAAGCGTTGGTCACTTCGGAGAAAACTAAACAGCTGCCATTTTGAGCAGCAGAAGCGAGGTTAGCCACGGTAACGCTCGAAATGATCTCTTGGGGAGTAAAGACCTTATTGACCGCGCCAAAGCCTAGCGAGACAGCGCAAGTATAGCCATTGGTCGTCGAGGGATTCCAGAAGCTAATGTAAAAGAGGTTTGGGTTGACGGTTACATCTACGCAAACGCTGACCAGGCTTCCTTTGTCGGTTGAACCGTTGAACTGGGCGATTGTCGAGGATTCACTATTCGATGCGATTTGATCGGCGGTCAGGCTTGCGACGTGAATGCCTTGAGCAGTAGTGGTGCTATTATACGCAACGACCAAAACATTGGTCGAACCGTTGTTGACAGTAATCCCGTCCCATCCAGGAGCACTTCCAAGCGGGACGTAAACTTCAGCGGTAACGTTTTGGGCGGTAGAAATATTTGCAGTATTATTGCTATTTACCGGGTTATTTAGGGGAATCGAAACATATTGAAGATAGGTAGTTCCAGAAACAACCACCGGGCTAACAATTAAAAAGTATTTTCCGACTACGAAGACCTTAGATGAACCATTAACCGTTCCACCAGCAAGAACAGGGATTGTGCTGGGTTCAACGATATTTTGCCCCGTGGTGGCATCGGCAATGGCAAATAGGTATTGAGTGGTTACGGCGGATGTAGTTGTATTTGTCTGAGTGTAGGCGGTCAAAACCATCCCATTGGCAATGGTCGAATCAGCATAGGTCTGATTTAGGTTGTTCCTAATCAAAGGGAGAGTAGTAAGAGAGCAAGGCTGTAAGGTCCCCTTTGTAATCCATTTCTCTAAAGAACTGGAAAAGGCGCTTACAGTAGAGCCAACGGCGGTTAGGTTGCCATTCAGTGTCGTAAGGTAAGAGGTTGCGGGAGCAGTGGCGGACAACTCCCCATAGCCGTTACGCTTTTGCAGCAGGCCACCCTTTTGAAAGATGCTGTTCTGCAATACCTCGAACTGACCCAGCGGAACCTGCCATGGATCTGTCTTGGTATTTAAGCCTTGGCTGAAATTAATCGAAACGTTTTGTTTCATATGATCTTACATCTCGTAAACAAACATCGTGTAATTGCTAATGGATGTAGTTCCGCCGCCGACGTTATTGACTTGAATCGTGTACGTGTAGGTTCCAGCCGCTGGAAAATCTATGCCAATAATGCCGGGTAAATATTGTGCGATTGATGGCGGGCTAGAGCTAAAAGAGATAAGCTGATAGGTACAAACAGGCGTAGTTCCTCTATAGGGAACAACTAACGCCGCCGTACCCCCTGAAACTTCAGCATAGGCACCTGCAGGATAAGCCGCTAACCCAGGCGCGCCTTGTACCCCGATGACTACGGGTCTACCGGTCGTCGTAATCGTCAAAGAAAAATTAGTAATGGTTGTGAGTCCGGTTCCAGTCGTCGTAAAAGATCCGCAACTGGAAGATGTGGCGACGCCGCCCGCCGCAACCGTAGTACCCGTAGCCCTCAAAGCAAGATTTCCTTGGGCGACTGTTTGGGAGGCCAATTGAGCACCAGTCAAGCTGGCCGCCGCAATCTGAGTTCCTTGAATAGAACTGGCGGTTCCCAAGTTCCCGCTGGTATCCAGGGTCACAAACAGTGTTGAGCCTGGAACAGAAGGCAGCGTTAGGGTGTAGTTAGCTGCCATCGAACTGGGCGGCGCAAGGGTCAGAAACTTGGAACCCGCAGAGTTGTTGCCAAGAAGAACCGAACCAACTTGGATATTGGCGGGGGTATTTGTAGCCGCATTGACGACTAAGACGCTAGAAACGAAGGAAGCTGTTGCAGTTCCAGAGGAGATACCAGAAGAGGTCGCATTGACCGATCCGCCAGCAGTAAGCTGGATTTGGTTTCCCGAGCCGTCGTTATACCAAAGATCAACGCCCGATTCGTACAGGCAACCCAAGTCCGCTGCTGCTCCGATGGGCGAAGCTTGAGGGTAAAATCTGACACTTCTTAGGTTAGTGGCGTTGTTATCCTGAAAGGTTAGATCAGAATTGATATTCAATCCCGCAGGAGGAATTTGAACCCCGTACCCGCTAGTATGATTGTGGCCATCAATGATCGAACTATTAGCATTAGCTGCCTGTTCCCAAGTAAGGCCCGAATCTACCCCAATGGTAGGTTGGATCAGAAGCATATTTGGTGTTTGGACGCTCATATTAAAATACCTCTAAAAGACCAAAATATTCACCGTGCAAGGGGCCGAAGCGGTGAGAGTTAGCGTTAAACCGTTCATAGGGGCCGAACGATAAGGAACTACGGCAGCATTGATGTCCACGATGCCCCAGCCCTGCATGTTTCTACCGAGCCCATGATTGATTGTGTTGGAACCAGTCTTAAGCTTGATATTTGAAAGAATGGATGCACTCGATAGAGGAAGGGAAATGATGGGGTTAAGCGTAGAGGCCAAAATAGGATTCATCGCTTCCCAAGGAAGTTTTGAAGAAAGTGGAGCACTCATTACATACCACCAAATCCACCGCCGCCACCGAAGCCGCCCATTCCACCACCAAATCCACCGAAGCCTGGGTCACCCATCGTAGAACGTACGTTAGACACTGCATTTGGCTGGCCAACGTCTCTGTTAGCGGCCTGAGTTTCAATGCGCTCAATTTGAAGCTGTTTACAGTGATCGAGAGCATTCCATTTTTCTAAGGACTCTTCTTTAATCATGGCCTTCATAGCGGCATCAATAATAACGTATTCTGACCAACCAGAAATCGAATAGGACAACATATCGGTGTCCTGAAGAAGTTGGGTCAGTTGAGGCACATACCAAATACGAAGAGTCGAGTCGGTGTTAGGCGGGAAAATATAGAGCTGATTTCCCATCAAGGCGTAGCTCATCTGGTAGCCATAGAAGAGGTTGGCAGCTTGGCCAGGGAAGATCGTATACTTATCTCTATCTGACCAGTTGGTACGAGGGAGTGGAATCCATCCAGAATTGTTACCAATGTTGGACTGGGTTCCAGAGATGCAAAGATCGACGCCGTTTAACTTATAGCACGCTAACGCGTTGCCCGTTCCACCTTGTATTTGCTGAGATAGAGGGTAGTTTGAGCCATCTGGCATCGTGTAAGAAATCTGCCCAGAAAGGGGGATTTGAAGTGGGGGAGCAAAGAACAGATTATCTCCGTACTTACTTACTAGGATGTCGTACAGTTCCCCCATCGACTGATTGATGTTGAAAACCCATTCGTCATAGGTCAGATATTCAGAATTAAGTTTATCAGCACGAAGCTTGGCATTATAGATAAGATACTGAAGTGAGATTTGCCCCGGAAGACAACTCACAATACTAGTCGGGTATGAAGCAGCTGCAGGACTAGTTCCAAAAGAGTTGGTGGAAGAGACGGTGTACCAATATTCGGCGCCCACTGTAGCAGCAGCATCTACATAATTATTAGTGGTAGCAGTGGCATATGTAGTAAAGTTTATGCCGTCTGTGCTGCGCTGAATAGTATAGCTGGTAGCTCCAACTACGATAGGCCAAGTTAATCTATTTTGCCCATTACCTGTTAATAGAACCACATTCTGAGGAATAAATGGGATACTCATTTAGATTACCAACTTTAGTTTTGATCGATTTTACAGTATGAACAAGTTTTCATAATTTATGAAACCGCAATAATGCTGAAATTTCAAATAAAAAGGCCGACCAACTATAATGTTAAGTCGGCCTTTCATGTTGTTTTTAAAGACTAATTACTCGCCTTTGATAGTGATCGAAGCGGCTTCCACAACGAAAGTCATTCCGCAAACTGAGCCATCTTTAGGGGCGGCAGGAACACCGTTAGATAGGAACTGAACCAGAACCCAACCACCAACATTTGGTGAACCGCCTCTTGGAACAGGGCTGAGGCTGGCGTTTGGATCACCGACAACTTCAATACTGTTGATGCCCGAGACCGATGGAGCCTGAACGAGTCCAGTAGAACCACCACCTACAGACGAACCGGTCGAAGTAGCGATGAAGCTCGCCCCAACGCTTGCGGCTACGCCCTGTGGAAGGCCAACTGCTCTCCAGTTATCACCATTGGTGTTATATTTCGTAACAGCAAACGTGAAACCCGTTGGTGTGAGAGCACCATCTTGAGGTCCACCAGGGAGTGGGCCATAAGGATTCGTTGCAGTGCTAGTCACGGTCACAGTGGAAGTTCCAGCAGCGGTGAAGCTGTAGACTCCAGCAGGAGCCGTGACGTTACCCGGCTGAGCAGCCAAGAGATTCTCAAGGGTAATGACGAGATCCGCACCGATCGTAGCAGCAGAATCATTCTGATGAATGCTCTGTTGAACTGGGATACCTGCAACGTTCTGAGGAGCTGCACCGACACCATCAACTGAGAACCAGACATTGTATCGGTTAGCGTATGCATCATAGATGCTGAAATACGTTGATGCCAACGAACCCGAACTATCAGCCACAGGAGCAATCGTCACTGCACCGGCAGTAGCGTGACCCGTAGAGACGATAATGTATGGACTACCTACAGTCAAGGCCGTACTGTTGATAGCAACGTTCGTACCAGTTGTAGGAGACACGAAACCACTGAACCCGCCAGCATAACGATTGTAGTTATTTGCGAGCTGAATCAGAGCGTAACCTGGAGCGGGGTTTGGAGACCCAGCAGCGGTAAACGCAGGCGTTACGGCTTGAGTAACGATGGTCTGACCAGCGCTCAAAGTAATCGCACCCGTAAGAGCAGCCAGAGTTCCATTGATAGAACCTGCCTGAGTAGCAGTGATGCTCGTATGAGCAATAACATTACCTTGGAATACGGCGCCTGCCGAAGCAGCCGCCTGATTGATCGTAGCGGAAGTACCCACAATCCAGTAAACATTTGAAGGAGTCGCCCCACCGCTGAATACCATGGTCGGGAGATCAGTACTACCAGTAGCACCAGTCAAAAGCGTGGTTGCCGTATAGATAATATATGTTCCAGCACCGTTGAAGGTAAGAGTCGAATGTCCAGAAGTCAGCGAGAGACCTGCCGTACCCGAAGCAAACTGATAAGCGCCTGGGGTCAGGGTCTGTCCACCAAGTTCAGAAGCGATCGTGGTTCCAGCCAAACCAGCGGTCTGACCTGCCGTGAAGGCAGCAAGGGCATCGGATTGAGCATTCTGAGCAGCGATGTTGGCGATGTTAGTTGCACCAGAGACGGTGAAAGTGCCAGTACCAGGAGTAATTGCGGTACCAGGGTATTCGCCGACCGAACCCGTGATAGCGGTGTTACCGGTATTGGTAATCGCCGTGGCAGCCAGGAGGCCGTATTGGCGGGAGGTGGCCATCGGGAGACCAGCGCCGTTCGAGGTGTTCATATAGACGGCCTGAACGCCTGAGCCCTTAAGGCTACGAAGACCGAGACCATTTCCATTGGTGGAATCGACAATGAAATTACAATCGATTGTGACGGGGCGATTTAGGAAGGAGTAAGCGCGACCACCATTGTTGCCGAGCTTGTTTGAGGCGACGTTAGACATAAGTAGAACCTTTATTGCCCTGAGTGTTATTACCGCTAGATTGTCAAGGCAAACTAGTCTAGAACGGTCGAGTAGGCTCTACTCAAGTATGTTATTTTGGCCACTTTGACCTATAATCATACCTAGCATAAAAACAAAAAGGACCCGGATTTTAACCCGAGTCCTTTCTTAGATTAGTTAGGTGACCGTAGTTTAAACGGCGCTTTAAGCTTTGCCGAGCCCCTACCTATAACTTACTGACTGAGAGATACCGTCGCATTAGCGATTGGCGCTTGGCACGTTAAATTTCCGTAGCCACCAACTGCAGTTTGCACAGCATCTTGTCCAGAGACTGGCAGACCGATTTGGTCGAACAATCCAGGATAAGTGATAAACATCGCCATCTTACCATTGAATCTGAGTTTCCAAGTTTTCAACGTAATAATGTACGCCGTTTGGGCGGGACAGTTACGATCCTGCAGGATTGCGATCTCACCGTTAGCCGTAGGGAGTACCAACGCTTTGAAGCTAATAGAAGCCTCTTCGTTGATCTTCGCCTTAATCATCTGATAAACACCTTGGCTCGTCAGCTGCTTCAGAAGCGACTGATAAGACGTAGGGTTGATGAAGACGAAGTCAGGGTCGCCGCACTCAGTTCCCTGAGCTGCGAGGGTATTCACAGAGTCAATAAGAGCATCCTGAATCGACTCACTGGATCCCGTAAAACGGAGACCGGCGAGCTGAGTAGGAGATACAGACCTGTTAACATTGAAGAAACTGTCTGCGCCGCCTGGAGCCGCCGAAGGGATCCATGCGCCGAAACCGGCCATCTTCAACATATTAGCGCTGGAGAGACCATTGCTAATGAAGTTCACATCGCCAACCTGAGCCAGGTAAGGGAATGCCGTAGACCAGCTAGTAGGAGTACCAGCCGCGCCACTGAAAGTAGCCGAAACAGTCACCGTACCGGCGCCCGTGTCAACTGCAATCACGTACCCGGTAGCTGCACCGGTAGACTGAGTAGGAGTCAGACCAGATTTGCTAAAGCTCACAAGAGCCATACCAGGAGTGAAGTTCATTGCCGACTGAGCGCTATCAAGAGTGATAACACCAGAAGCGATCGAACCTGCACCAAGACCGTACGTACCGCGAGTACCAGAACCATCGCCGAAGAGCGACAAAGCGTAGTCATTACCAAGGGATTGGAATGCCGACTTGACGTTCAGTTCAGCAGCGGGCATGAAGGCCCCGATGGATTCAGCCGAAGCGCGAAGGAAATCGCCGGTCAGAACAAAATTCGAATAGTTCTGAACGCGAGTAACCTGAAACTCAACCGTCTGAGGAGCGGTAGAGTTAGTCTGAGCAGCTCCAAGAGCAGCCGAACGACCGCCTCCTGGATTGACCAGAGCAGGAATCGGGAAGTACTTA